GGAGGCGGGAGCTGCCTTGCTGCTTTGTACAAAGTTAGGTGCCTTGTCGAAAGGCAGGTGTGTGTTGACGCTGTTGACGAACAGCAGCCCGTCCCGGTTTTCGATCACCGCGCCGTCCGCCTCGTCCGTCAACTCGTCGATAAAGCCGTTTTCCTTGGCCTGCGCCGCCGTCCACCAGCTTGTCTCGTCCATCCATCCGGCCACCTCGTCCTTATCTCTGCCTGTCTTTTTCACATACAGGCCCACGATGCTTTCCCGGATGGCGTTCATCGCCTCGATGTATTTCTGCAATTCCTCGGCGTTGTAGTAGCCATAAGCGCCCATGCGCACCGGATGCACCATGTAGGTGCTGTCGGTGGCGGCGATTACCTTGCCGCAATGGCAGGCGACGATGGTTGCCGCGCTGGCGCACAGGCCGTCGATCTTCGCCGTCACCGCCGCCGGGTGCTGTTCAAGCTGGTTGCCGATGGCCTGCGCTGCGAACACGTCGCCGCCGCTGTTGATGCGCACCGTGATCTCGTCCAGCGCTCCCAGACCGGCCAGTTCCTCCGCAAACTGCTTCGGGGTCACCTCGTCGCCCCACCAGCTCGTCTGCGAAATGTCGCCGTAAAGCAGCAGCTCCACCTTGTTTCCTGCCTGATTGCAGAATTTCCAGAATTTCTTGTTTTCGGGCATTTCTGTTTTCCTCCTATTCTCCCGCCGTCTGCGCTTTTCCGATCTCGTCCACCTCGCGCTTGCGCTTGGCCTCTGTCATGCGCAGTTTGATGTTGCGGTTGTAGTCCCCGCCGGTCATTTGCGCCGTCTCCTCCTGCGCCGTGCTGAAACCGGCATCCACCCGCTTGATGGCGGCATCCACCTCCTGCACGGGGTTCAGGTTCGTCCGTGCCGGGCCGTTCCACGCACAGGCCGTGTACGCCTTGCGCCGCGCCGGGTCGGTGAAAAAACCCGGCGCGTGGATACGCCCACGGGCGACCGCCTCTGCAAACCACTCCTCATAGACCGGCTGGCAAAAATCGTCCGTGAACCAATCCCGCTGCATACTACAGGTGCGCCAGAACTCGTTGAGTGCGCCGCGAGCCGCCGAATAGCTGGTGGTGAACTGCTTCATCATCACTTCCGGCGGTATCTCCAGCCCCGCGCCGATCAGGCGGATGGTGGCGTTCGTGAAGTCATCGTACCCGGTGTTCGGGTGCTTCGGGTCTGCAAACTGCACCTCTTCGCCGGGGTTCAGGTCAATGATGGCCCCCGGCCCCAGCTCGATGCTGCTCTGGTCGGCGTTGTCGATCAGCTCCTCCGCCGGTATCATTTCTCCAAACGGTCTGCCGTCCGACGGGTTTTGTGACTTCACGAACACCGTGAACATGGCGCTGATCACCGCCGCCGTGATCTCCGCGCCCTGTACGATGCTCTGTACCTCGTAGCCCTGCACCGTGCAGGGCATCAGCCTGTCAAAGCCGTCCGGGCTGCATACTCGGTCTGCCTCGATCAGCCGCACACGCAGGTCATACGGCGCTCCCGCCTAATGCTTCATAGGTAGCAGGGCAATGGTGTCGCCGTTCATCAGGTAACTCAAAAAGGCGAGCTGCTGGAGCTGATAGAAGTTGTCCATCCTCTCCGCGTCGCATACCGGCGTGTCCGCCCACAGGGCGAACTCCCGCACGAACTGCGCTTGCAGCTTTTCCACCGCCGTCTCGTCCAGTCCCAGATAGTCGCTGTCAAGCTGCAGCGCAGGCATCAATCCACCCGCCACCACGTTCGTCCGCATGGTTTTCAGCGCCGCCGTTGCCGTTGGGATGCCCATGTAAGCGTCTCGGCTCCGCTGCCGCAGAATGTCGATGTTGTCCTCGATGTCCTCCTTGGCGCTGCCGCCGTGGTACATCCAGCCTCTCATGCTCTTTTTCGTCAGGTTGGCTCCGTAGCTGCCGTACCCGCTTTTGATCACGCTCAGTGCGACCCTCGCCGCCGCCCGCTTCGCCGCGTGGACGGGAGCCATGGTCATGATCGCCCGGTCAAGGATATTCGGTTTCTTCATGTGCCCCCTCCTCATACGTCGCGGGCCACGGCACGATAGGCGCGGTTTCGTCCGCCGTGCTTATGTCTCTTGCCCAAGCCGCTCGCCTCCTCCTTTTCCATGCAAATAGATAAAAAAATGGGTTTATAGAAAAATTGGTGGTTTTCTATTTAGAAAATAGTGGTCACAAAATAACCTTATACACGAAAAGGTGGTTTGCGCTTGCAAATCACTTTTTTCTATGCTACAATATTTTTAGATACTTTTCGATTTTTGGTGGTTTTCTATTGACTTTGAACCAATATCTTCTTTAGGTACAAAGGTTTGGCATTAAATTTTTGAGGAGTTGAGCAATATGGCAAAGGTAGCCTCTGAATATGAAGTTGAATCCATTTTTATTGAAAAACTGGGAGAAATGGGATATGACTTCATCCCTATGTCGAACTACAATGACATTGTGAATAACTTCAGAACACAGCTTTGCAAAGTCAATGCTGAAAATCTGATGGAAGCGAAGGGCACCGCAGAACTTACCGACGCCGAGTTCGCCCGAGTTCTTCTCAGGCTGGAGAATCACACGATTTATGAGTCCGCCAAAATTCTTCGAGAGCAATGGGTCCTCGACCTGGACAACGGTAAGACGGTCTACTTGAGCTTTCTCACAGACGATGAAACCCGGAACACCTATCAGGTGACACATCAAGTCACCATGGATAAGTCCCACAAGGACGATGTGCTTTACAAAAGTCGCTATGATGTGACCATACTTATCAACGGACTGCCGCTTGTCCAAGTGGAACTGAAGCGCCCAGGCGTCGAAATCAACGAAGCTATCAATCAAATCAACCGCTATCGCCGCTTCTCTTTCCGGGGACTGTTCCGCTATATCCAGGTCTTTGTTGTCTCCAACTCAACACAAACAAAGTATTTTGCCAACATGAATGAACGTACCGAGGATGGTGCGACTGACCAAAGCATCCTTAAATCCTTGGTCTTCTATTGGACTGACGAGGAGAATAAGCGAATCAACAGGCTCATTGACTTCACACAGGATTTTCTCACAAAGTTCAATGTCACCGAACTGCTTACTCGTTACTTTGTTATCAAGCAGTCTGAACCGGTCTTGATGGTCATGCGCCCCTATCAAATCTATGCCGTTAAAAAGGCAATGGAACGCATCTTTGGGAGCAATATGAACGGCTATGTCTTCCATACTACTGGCTCCGGAAAGACGCTGACCTCTTATAAATTAGCAGCTTTGCTGCGGGATGACCGCCGTATCGACAAGGTGTTCTTTCTTATTGACCGCAAGGACCTCGATGACCAGACCGTAGACGAATACAACTCCTTTGAGTATGGGTGCGTGGACAATACCGACAGCACAGCTACGCTGGTTCGGGCTTTGGGTGATTCCAGCAAGACTCTTGTTGTGACCACCATTCAGAAGATGGCCGCAGCACTTCGCAACCCCAAATATGAAGAAAAGATGGCTCCCCTGCGGGATAAACGGTGTGTGTTTATCATTGATGAATGTCACCGCAGTCAATTTGGAAAGATGCACAGCAGTATTCAGGGACACTTCCAAGCAGCCAACTATATTGGCTTTACGGGAACTCCCATTTTTGCAGAAAATAGGAGCGCAGATGGGCGAACAACCGCAGACATCTTTAATGCTGGGAAACTGGATTCCTGCATCCACAGATACATGATTAAAGAGGCCATTGCTGACGGGAATGTGCTACGTTTCTCCGTTGAATACATGAGAACTATAAATGTTCTTCATGTTGCTACCCCTGGGATAGACCCCACGCAGTTAGATGACCCTGAGTATTGCAAGCGGCACAACATCGATATTTCCGATGCCTACCACGATGACCAGCGGATTACTGGTGTGGCGGAGGATATACTGACGCACCTGGAACGACATACGCACCCTGCCGGGAAAGATGTATATACAGCCATCTTTGCTACAGACAAAATCCAAACGCTGATGCGGTATTACCGCTATATGAAGACCCACAATCCCAAGGGGTATAAAATCGCCGCCATTTTTACATATCGCCCCAACGAAGATATGGATGAGGGGGCCAATGAATATTCCGGCGACGAACTCAAAGAGTGTATGAAAGACTACGGCGACATGTTCGGTACAAACTACGACTTGGATACTCTTGACGCCTATCGCAAAGATATCGCCAAACGGATGAAACAGAAGGAATTGCCGCAAATTGACCTTCTCTTGGTAGTTGATATGTTCCTAACCGGGTTTGACAGTAAAGCTACCAACACCCTTATTTTGGATAAAACGCTGGTATGGCATAATCTTCTGCAGGCGTATAGCCGCACGAACCGAGTCTCCAAGCTCACGAAACAGTTCGGACAAGTCGTTACTTACCGCAATATTAAAAAGGCTCAGGACGAGGCTTTGCGGCTGTATTCCGGTGATGGGAACCCTAATGATTATTTATTGGAAAGCTATGATTACTACGTCGCTGAGTACCGTAAGTGGACGGAAAAAGTTCAAGCGGTAGCGGAGACCCCGGATGATGCTGGATATTTGCAGAGTGAAAACGATATACGGGCGTTTATTTTGGCATTCCGGCAATTATCCAAGA